CGCTGATACCATTGCACGTTTATCTCCAGTACCATTTGTACATGAAAAAGACGGCTTGGATGTATTAGAGTATCCAGTACCTGGTCACATTTACTTTACAACAGTCGATACTTCAAGAGGTATTGGAGGAGACTTCTCTGCATTTACAGTTATTGATACTACAGAGTATCCTTATAAAATTGTAGCTAAATATAGAAACAATAAGATAAGCCCGTTGTTATACCCAACTGTTGTACATAAGGTATCTAAGGAATATAACAACGCATATGTTCTAGTTGAGATTAATGATATTGGTCAACAGGTTGCCGATATTATTCACAACGACCTAGAATACGAAAATATGATCTGGGTCGGCACCGACACCAGATACGGACAAGTTCTATCGAGTTCAGGCAGAAGTTCTGTGCTTGGTGTTAGAACGACAAAACAGGTCAAGCGCATTGGTTGTGCTACCTTAAAATCTTTGGTAGAAGAAAATAAACTACTAGTTTTTGATAGAGACGTTATATCAGAGTTCTCTACATTCATTGAACATAATGGTGTGTTTCAGGCTGATGAAGGTTATAATGATGACCTTACAATGACATTAGTTCTTTTTGCATGGGCAACAAATGACCCGATGTTTAAAGACTTAATGAATGCCAACAATAGACAAGCTCTTTACAGTTCACAAATGCAGAGTATTGAAGATGAACTAACACCATTTGGTTTTATAGAAAACGGGCAGTACAACGAGCCTGAAATTGAAGTTATAGGTGATGATGTTTGGTTGAATGACAAATACCAGAAAGATTATTCCGACTTTCTTAGAAATATGCAGTGGAATTAGTCAAGGTTCGGTATTTATAAATATACTGGTATAAAATTTGTTATGACAGAATAACATTATAAGGAGAAAAACATGGCATTTATGCTATCACCAGGCGTACTGGTAACAGAGAAGGACCTTACATCGGTCGTTCCTGCTGTTGCTACAACCGCCGGCGGTTTTGTTGGACACTTCCAGTGGGGCCCAGTAAATCAAGTTATTACAATAGACTCAGAGAACTCGCTTGTCGATAATTTTGGTAAGCCAACCAGTACAAACTTTGAATCATGGTTTACTGCTGCTAACTTCTTGTCTTATGGTAATAACCTACAGACTATCCGCTCGGTCGACCAAAGTCTAGCCAAAAACGCTATTGCAAACGTTTCAGCATCTGCAATACTTATTAGAAATGAAGATCACTACACAGCTTCCTATTCAGGAGGCGAGGCAAACGTTGGTGAATGGGCGGCAAAATACCCAGGTGCTCTTGGTAATGCATTAAAGGTTTCTATAGCCGATGGTAACACATGGTCATCATGGGGGTATGCTTCAAGCTTTGATGCTTCTCCTAGCACATCACAATACTTAAGTGAGCGCGGTGGTTCGCATGATGAACTACACATTGCGGTTATCGATAATACAGGTGCATGGTCAGGTACCGCTGGTACTGTCTTAGAGAAATTTGCTTTTGCATCAAAAGCCGGTGATGCTAAGAAAACAGATGGAACATCTAATTACTACAAAGATGTAGTTAATACCCAATCGAAATACGTATGGTGGATGGATCATACTGCGAATGTAGCATTAAGTGGTACTGCATGGGGCTCAACAGCCAATGCTTCTCTGTTTGCTAACCTAACAGGTAATGTAACAGTTACACTATCTGGTGGTGTAGCTTCTGTACCTACAGATGGTAACATACAGACAAGTTTATCTACGTTTGCAAACGACGAAGCTTATGACATCTCCTTACTCCCATTAGCTGATGCTTCTATTTCTACTATCAATTATGCAATTAGTAGCATCGCAGAAGTAAGAAAAGATTGTATTGTTTTTGCATCGCCTCTAAGTGCAAACGTTATTAATAACGCTGGTTCTGAAGCATCAAGTGTAGTTGCATTCCGTAATCAACTTACATCTAGCTCCTACGCTGTTGTAGATTCTGGTTGGAAATACCAATACGACCGTTATAACGACGTATATCGCTGGGTACCATTAAATGGTGATACAGCTGGTCTTGCAGTTCGTACAGACTTTGTTGCTGACCCATGGTTCTCCCCTGCAGGTTTCAACCGCGGTCAAGTTAAGAACGTTGTTAAACTTGCTTATTCACCAGGTAAGACAGATCGCGATACATTGTACAAAGCCGGTGTTAACCCAGTAGTTACTTTCCCTGGCAACGGTACAGTTCTTTATGGTGATAAGACATTATTGGCTAAGCCTTCTGCATTCGATCGTATTAACGTCCGTAGATTGTTCATTGTTCTTGAGAAAGCAATTGCTACAGCTGCTAAGTTCCAATTGTTCGAGTTCAACGATCCGTTCACAAGAGCACAGTTCCGTAATCTAGTCGAGCCGTTCCTACGTGACGTTCAAGGTCGCCGTGGTATTACAGACTTTAAAGTAGTTTGCGATGAGTCTAATAACACAGCTCAAGTTATCGATACCAACAACTTTGTTGCTGATATCTACATTAAGCCAGCTCGTGCGATTAACTTCATTCAGCTCAACTTTATTGCAACTCGCTCCGGTATTTCTTTCGAAGAAGTCGGCGCTTAATAAAGGAGAGAACAAATGACAACATTTAACGTAGAACGTTTTAAATCAGCACTAACTAACGGTGGTGCTCGTCCTAACCAGTTCGCTGTACAATTGTCCTTCCCGACATATGTGGCGAGCCAATCTTTAGCGGTTGCAAGAGCACCGTTCTTAGTATCAGTTGCTGAGTTACCTGGTCAAACAGTTAACCCTGCTATCGTTCAGTACCGCGGTCGCGAAGTAAAATTCGTTGGCGATCGCGTATATGCACCATGGACTATTACAGTATTGAATGATGCTGAAATGTCTATTAGAACTGCATTTGAACAATGGATGGGTGGTATGGAAGACTATGCTACTAAAGCCGGCAGACTACAGCCTTCTGAATACCAACGCGACATGCAAGTATTCCAATTAGACAGAAATGGTAATGCATTGAAGTCTTATAACATTGTTAATGCTTTCCCTGTTGACCTATCTCCTGTAGCTTTGGACTTTGGTGCTAACGACCAAATCTCCTCATTTACAGTAACATTCCAATACCAACACTTTACAACTTCCAACAACCCAGCTGGTAGCATTGTAAACTTCGGTGGTATTTTTAATCGTTAATCATTGAAAATTCATAATGGCAATTAATCTATTTGGTTTTACTATTGGCCGTGAAGATAAGCAATCGGAGTTAAAGAGTCAATCTTTCATTACTCCGGTTTCTGAAGACGGTACCTCTACGGTTTCGGCTGGGGGGTACTTCGGCACCTATGTTGATATTGATGCCTCAGCTCGTTCCGAGAGCGAGCTGATTTCTCGTTATCGAGACATCTCTACCTACCCTGATGTAGATAATGCTATTGAAGAAATTGTCACAGAAGCAATTGCGGCTGTGGACAGCGAAGATCCAGTTACTCTTGATTTAGAGAAGCTGGAGCTTTCTGATAGTATAAAGAAAAGAATTCGTGAAGAGTTTACAGAAGTTGTTACCTTGTTAGATTTTAAAGACAAGGCTCACGACATCTTTAGACGTTGGTATATTGACGGTCGTTTGTACTATCAAAAAGTTATTAACCCTGCAAATACAAAGTCAGGTATTCAGGAACTACGCTACGTAGACCCTCGTAAGATTAGAAAAGTACGAGAAGTTAAGAAAGATAAGTTGCCTACAGGGGTCGAGGTTATTAAGTCTATAGAAGAGTTCTTCATCTATAACGAAAAAGGCTTAAACTATACCGCTGGCACTAATCCTAACAATAACAACGGTATTAAGATTGCAACAGATACAATTACATTTGTTCCGTCTGGTCTTTTAGACTTAGATAGAAACGTTGTATTAGGCTATCTGAATAAGGCTATTAAGCCTACCAATCAGTTAAAGATGATGGCTGACTCCTTAGTCATCTATCGTTTAAGTAGAGCCCCAGAAAGAAGAATCTTTTACATTGACGTAGGTAATTTACCTAAGTTGAAGGCCGAGCAGTACATGAAAGATATCATGGCTCGCTACCGTAATAAGATCATTTATGATTCTACTACAGGTGAGATCAAAGACGATCGTAAGTTCATGACAATGCTAGAAGATTTCTGGTTACCAAGACGTGAAGGTGGTCGTGGTACAGAGATTACAACTCTACCAGGTGGAGAGAACCTAGGTCAGATTGCCGATATCGAATACTTCCAAAACAAAGTATATCAGTCATTAAATATTCCTACATCTAGATTCCAACAGAGTACAGGATTTAATTTCGGTCGCCAAGCTGAAATCTCTAATGACGAAATTAAGTTTGCAAAGTTCATCAGTAGACTGCGTAGAAAATTCAATGTTCTGTTTGATGATCTATTAGAGACACAATTGGTACTTAAGGGTATTATTAACCCTGACGAGTGGGAAGCTATTAAGTCAAAGATTGACTACAAGTACGCCCAGGACCAGTACTTCCAGGAAATGAAGGATGCTGAGAACCTTCGTAATCGCGTAGACGTTCTCAATCAAATGTCACCCTATGTTGGCATATACTACAGTAAAAATTATATCCGTAAACACGTTCTTAAATTAACTGACGATGAGATCGCTCAGATAGAAAAAGAAAACGAACAAGACCCGGTTGAGATTCAGCCAGGTATGCCGGGTTCAGAGCAAGCAGCCGCGCTAAGCCGCGAAACTAGCGCTTCTCCCGACCAATAAATAATACATTATTAAGGAGATCATTGTGGATACACGAGAAATTATTAACAAGATGATTGATGATATCATTGATGGAAACAATACAGATGCAAAGGACGGATTTGAATCCGCTCTTTCAGCTAAGTTAACTGATGCTTTAGATGCAAAGAAAATTGAAATAGCACAGTCCATTTACTCTAAGGAAGTACAAGATGAATTTGTCTCATCTGAGGAATAACTTAGTAGAGAAGACACTTACACCTGCTGAAAAGAAAAAGCGGGAAGAGGTTGCTAAAGCTATTGAGAGAGAAAACCCAGGCATGCCAATGGGTATGAAAATGGCTATTGCAACTAAGACAGCTAAGAGGGTAGCTGAAGAGCAAGATCCCCGCGAGTACGATTATGAAGGTGATATGGCTAAGTCTCAATTGAGATCCATTATCGCTAAT